CGTGTTTTATCGGCCAACAATGAAGCCGTGACCACCGGATTAAAATATTTACAGAATCAAACATCACGTGGTATGTTGATTTCGAAGGATGGTAATTTGACTGAGGTGCAAGCACAGGCATTAAAAGACAAATTCCGTAAAAATTATCAGGGTGCATCAAATGCCGGTGATGTAATCATCACACCAAAGGATTTGTCATGGGTTAATTTTGGATTATCAGCATCAGATTTGTCATTGATTGAGCAATACAATGGCACCGTGAAAGATTTGTGTAATATCTACAATATTCCGGTTCAGTTGCTAAACAACACGGATTCATCAACGTACAACAACATGAAGGAAGCCAAAAAGGCTTTATACCAAAATGCGGTGATTCCTGAGTTGATCAAAATACGTGATGAATTGAATCGTTGGTTGGCACCTAAATATGGCAAAGGTGATGAATATTTCATTGATTTTGATTTCACAGCCATCAGCGAAATGCAGGAGGAAGTGGATAAATTGGTGAATCAATTGGCAGCAGCATGGTGGGTTACACCAAACGAAAAACGTGATGCAATGAATTACGCAATGGACACAGAAAATCCATTCATGGATGATTATTTCATTCCTGCTAATTTAATGGCACAGAATCCATCATTGCCATCATTAGAGAATCCAAAGTCACTAAAAATTGACTAAATATGCCATTGCCTAAACCGGAAATAGGTGAAAGCCAAAATGATTTCATGGGCCGTTGTGTTGTTGATCCTAATATTGTCAATGATTTTGGCACCATTGATCAACGTGTGGCGGTGTGTAGCAATCTATTTAATCCAACAAAAGAAACAAAGGCACAGGATAATTGGGCAGATGATTTTGAAAACCAATTGACCAAAGCGGAACGCACATCAATAAAGGATTTCACAGAGTTTTACAAGGCAGAATACAACGATGCCATTGACCTATTTTTAAGGGTTCAGGCAATGACATCTGCATCAGCACAGGGATTTTTTCAGGATAATAAATACATTGAAATGTATGAAGGGATGTATTCCAAAATTGGTTTACAATTTGCCAATTGGTATTCCAAAAACGTTCAAAAATATATGCCAAAAGCCGATCCGGCTAATATGCAATCCATTTGGGCCAACGCATTTGCATTTATGGGCCAACAGGTGGCCGGGCAACGTGTTACGTTAGTATCGGCAACAGCACAGGCAACATTGACAAATACAATCAGGCAATTTATGGCCGATCCTGTTTTTATGTCAGCCGGTGAAAAGGTACAATCAAAGATGTTGCGCCAAAAATTTGATGGTTTGGCTGATTATCAAGCACGCAGAATTGTACGGACAGAGGCAACAAATGCAGCCAATTATGCAACCGAACAGGCAGCAGTAAATTTGTTTGCAGGTCAGGATATGACCAAAACATGGCGATCCGGATTTGATGCAAGGGTAAGAGATGCACACAGGGCGGCAAACAATCAGGTGGTTCCGTTTAATAGTAAATTTTCAGTTGGTGGCGAATCATTACAAAGACCGGGCGATCCTAATGGATCAGCAAGCAATGTAATCAATTGCCGTTGTTCAATGATTGTATTACCAAAGGCAGGAGCAAACACAATTGGGCCACGAATTACCAACATTGGATTTGGAATGGCACAGGCTGAAATTGTGGATGCAATATCACCTGCATTATTGGCACCGGAGGTCATTGCAACGGTTGTGGCAGAAACGACCGTGATTGATTTTAACGCACAAAAAGAGGCAATGAGGCCGGACAATTGGAATGATATTGTGCCAAAAGGTGTTCAAATTAATGATGATTATTTGGGTTTATTAAAAACAAAACCTGATATGATTGCATTGACAAAAATAAAAGAAACATCATATTTTAGTGATGCTTTTAATCGTGTAGCAATAAACACAAAAAGATATAAAGCAGATACAATTGGGCAAATCTTATCACACGAATTTGGACACGCAATTCATAGAGCACAGGGATGGGTAACTAATAAAAGCATTGATCCATTGGTGGCTAAATTTTTTGTTGATTCAAGAAATGTAATTTATGCAAATGAAGCAATTGCAAAAGAATTTGCAATAAATAATATTAATAATATTTGGATTAAATACAGATCAGATTTTCCACATTTAAGTCAAAAACAATACGCAGAACAATTGGCTGCAATTGCAGATACAATTCAAGCATTGACAAAAAATGAAATGGGATTTGGGCATGCAAAAGAATATTTTAGTAAGCAAACAAACAGCACATATGCAGAATATATGGCACACGCATTTGAAAATAAGTATTACGGGAATGATGTAATGAAAAAATTATTTCCTGAATTATTTGACCAAATGGTCACATTATTAGATGAATTAATAGCCAAATCAATAAAAAAATAATATGGAAATGATCGAAGAATTTTCCCAATTAATTGCAGAATATATGGAATTACATCCAAATTCTACAAATCCTACACAATATTTGTATGTTGTTGGAATGGATGGTTTAATTGAAATATTAAAAAATGCGAATGGTCGTGAAATAGTGTATGCATTTGAAAATGGGAAAGATGTATATGATGGAGGATATGTTCAATACCTTGAAAATTAATTTTAATATTCCGTTTTCTAATTAGCAATTTGACTAATTTTGGGCAAAAGATAGGTTATGATTTACAAACAAACATCCATTGGGATTGATGACATCGATGAGGCAAACGGTATTGTTTCGGGATATGGTTCAATTTTCGGCAATATTGATTCAGACAATGACATCATTTTGCAAGGTGCATACACCAAAACATTGAATGAAAACGGTTCACGTGTTAGATATTGCAACCAACACAGAATCGATCAGCCATTAGGTAAATTCACAGAATTACGTGAAGATGGCACCGGTCTTTATTTTGTGGCTGAGGTTCCAAAAACACGAATGGGTGAAGATATTTTGTTGTTGATGAAAAACGGTGTGATTACTGAAAATTCAGTTGGTATTATGCCAATTGTGAAATCATACAGACAGGATGGAGTGCGTGAATTAAAGGAAGTTAAATTGTACGAAATATCATGCGTAACATTGGCAGCAAATCCAATGGCATTGATTACCGATGCAAAGGGTGAAATTGATCAGGATTTATTGGCAAAACGTTTCGACATTTTAGCCAAAATGATCAAGAAAGAAAACGTATCCGATGAATTGGGATACGCAATCGAAAGTGAGTTGATGAAATTGAAATCATTGTTTATCGATGTAACCACACGGCCGGCAGATATTGTCACCGTGCCGGAAGTTAAACAGATGGATATTTCCGAAATATTTTCATATTTAAACAATCAAATTAAGTCAAAATAAGATGACAGAAGAAATCAAAAATCAATTAGATGAATTAAATTCAGCTATTGACAGCCGTATCGCAAAAGCGGAAGGCCAAGCAGTTGCATCAGCAACAGGAAAAGCGGATGAATTATTAAAATCCGAAATCAAAAACTTAGAGGCTAAGTTTTCAGAGGTTCACAGCCGTATCGATGCAGCAGAGGTTGCAGCAAAGAAAACAGCAACAGGTGCAAACGCACAATCATTTAAGCAATCATTGATCGAAGGTATCACAAAGGGTGGTTTAGATGGTTTAGTAAATGGCAACAGCCGTTCAGCTAAATTTGAAATCAAAGCAGGTGACATGACCGTTGCAAACAATTTCACAGGTGAGGTTATCCCTGCGCAATATGTTCCGGGTATCAAATACGATCCAACGCGTCCTGTACACGTTCGTCAATTATTGCCACAAGGTTCAACAACATCTGAGGTTGTTCGTTACGTACGTGAAACAGCATTCGACAATGGTGCAGCAACACGTGCGCAAGGTTCAACATTAGGAGAATCAGATTTCGATTTATCAGCAATCGATGCAAACGTTCAGAAAATCGGTACTTATTTCCGTATTTCTGAGGAAATGTTGGCAGATACACCACAGCTAACATCTTATTTAGCAGCACGTGCGCCGGGCAAATTATTAACGGTTGAAGATGCACAATTGCTTTATGGTAACGGTACTGCACCAAACATTAGCGGTATTTCAACATCAGGTTCGACAGCATTCGCAGCAGGTGCATTTGCAGACACAATTACAGCGGCAAACCAATTTGATGTTTTAACCGTAGCAATCAACCAATTAGCATTGGCTAACTACCGTCCTGATTACATTATGTTGAACCCAACAGATTTTTCAAAAATCTTGTTATTAAAGGCAACAACAAATGAATACTTGCAAGAGCAGGCATACATGGGATTACAACCACAATTCTTAGGGGTTCCGGTTGTATTAAACACAGCAATCACAGCAGGAACATACCTAGTTGGAAACTTTGCATTAGGAACACAAATGTGGGTGCGTGAGAATCTTTCATTGGAGTTTTTCCGTGAGGATGGAACAAACGTTCGTGATGGTTTCGTGACCGTTCGTTTGGTTGAAAGAATTGCATTAACTAACTACGCACCATTGGCAATTGTTAAGGGTGTATTTGCAACGGACATCGCTGCAATCGGGGTTTAGTTTTAATACCGATTCAAATTAAGAGAGGCCACCTAAATTTTGGGTGGCTTTTCTTTTTATATTTGTTCAAAAAATAGCACAATTATGGGCAAAGTTTTAATGAAAAAAACGGTATTTGATAACAAATCAGGATACCACAGAGCAGGCGAAATAGTGAATTTGTCAGCAGACGTTGAAAGACATTATTTAGCAAATAATTTCGGCACAAAGGTTGAAGATGAGCCGGTGGTTATTGAAGCAAAACCTGAGGCCATTGAGGCCGAAACAAAGGAGCAAAAAATAGTTTACAAGACAAAGGGCAACAAAGCAAAAAAGGATGCGGCAGATCAAGATTAATGATGTAATTGGTGTTCCAATTATTTCACGTGCAGATGCAAAAAATTACATCCGTATTGATACAACGGCAGATGATACGTTGATTGATATGATGATTGAGGCAGCACACACAGCGGCTGAAAATTATATGAGCCGGGAGATTATCGCACAGGAACGCACATATTATTTGGATTATTCTGATTCAGGTTTTATTGATGTTCCATTTGGGCCGGTGGCATCTGTTGATGATGTAACCGTGAAAGGCATTGCCGTATCATTTACCGTTTACG